CCAGCTTATCGAAACATCAAACATCTGCGCTCACTTTGTTCCTGATGATGGTATGGGTGGTAATGCAATGTACCTCGATGTATTTTCTTGCAAGGAATACGACGATCAGGTCGTTATTGACCTTGTCAAGGAATTCTTTGGCGCTAAGTATGTTCGTCCTAACTACCTCACCCGCCAGGCTTAATTAAAGGATTTGTTATGAGTGGATTTGAAGAGAACGAAATTTCTATTAACTCTAATGGCGGTACTGAGCTATCAAAGCGCAGTATCGCCGCTAATATACCTGAAGAACTTTCTAATGAATTTCAAGTTGTAGCTTCGCGTCTCCGTGACCTTCAGGAAGATAAAATTCGTGTCTATTGGATTCACGATTTAGCGGAAGATCCAGAACTTCAAAATCTAAGAGATGAAAATAACCGTAATAAGTTTCATAAAATTGTTTTTGTTTCTTACTGGCAAATGAACGATTTTATTACTAAGTATAATATTCCTTGGACCGATAAGCTTTGCGTGATTGAAAATCCTATAACGCCGTTTGATATTCGAGAAAAAGAAACGGATAAGGTAAATCTTATTTACTTCTCAACACCTCAACGTGGTCTTGATTTACTACTTCCAACTTTTGAAGTGCTCGCTAATAAGTATGATAATATTCATCTTAACGTTTACTCGAGCTTTAAAATTTATGGTTGGGCGCAAGCTGATGAGCAATTTGAACCTTTGTACGAAAAAATAAGAAATCACCCGCAAATGACTTATCATGGGTTCGCGCCACAAGAAGAAATGCGCGAAGCAATTTCAAATTCTCATATTCTTGCTTACCCATCAACTTGGATTGAAACTTCTTGTAGAGTTCTAATTGAATCAATGTCGGCTGGTTTGATGTGCGTTCACTCAAATCTTGGCGCTTTGTCGGAAACTTCGGCTGGGTTAACGACGATGTATCAATTCAATCAGGATAAAAACACTCATGCTAATATTTTTTATCAGTACCTAGATCACGCAATTCAGGTTGTAAACAACCCCGAATCTAAAAATTATTTTAGGTTTGTTAAAACCTACGCTGATACGAGGTTTAACGTTAATAAAATTTCGGCTCAATGGGAAAACCTTATGAAAGAGTTGTTACAAAAATATCCAACAGCTGAATCTCGTAAATTCCCAGGACAACAATTCATTTACAGAACGTCATAAATAGTTTGACTAATTTGTAATTTTAAGGTATAGTTATTGTTATGAAAAAACAGTCTGACAACGTCATAATGTTCCCGTCCAAAGGCAATCCTCCTCCGCAGATAAATCCAGAGCAAATAACGATTGATATGAAAATGGTTAAGTTCAACCATATCAATGAAACTCTAGAAACAATCATTCCTATGCTATTCAACAATATCATGATAGCCGGATTTGATATTTTTCCGGAAGAAGATGAAGATGATGATAACAATAAAGACAATGCACTGATTGTTGAATCAATCCGTTCTATCCTCTGTAAATATCATGGATTAAATCACCCTCTGCAAGAAGTTGCAGAGGAGTTTTTCGTTCCTAAAGGGGATGGAGTTTTATCGGTCACTAAACACCTAGAACTAGACCTGAGCCAATACGACAAAGAGTGAAACATAATGATTATCGTTGACTTGTCACAAGTTATGCTTTCCAATCTTATGATGCAGATTGGAAACCACACTAACGCTAAGATTGAAGAGAATATGGTCCGACATATGGTACTTAATTCTCTTCGCTCGTATAACTCAAAGTTCTCCGATGAGTATGGAGAAATGGTTATTGCTTGCGATAACACAAATATCTGGCGGAAACAGATATTTCCTTATTACAAGGCGAACCGTAAGAAGAATCGTGAAAATTCAGAGATGGATTGGAAGGCAGTATTTGAATGCCTTGCTAAAATTCGCACGGAGCTTAAAGAGTTCTTTCCGTATCGTGTAATTGATATTGAAACTGCTGAGGCAGATGATATTATTGCTACATTGGTTACTAATCATCCCGCCACTATTGAGAGCTTTATTGATACGTCAGATGATGTATTGATTCTTTCGGGCGATAAGGACTTCATTCAGCTTCATAAACATTCATACGTGAAGCAGTATGATCCCGTGCGTAAGAAGTGGATTACTCATGATGATCCGAATCGTTACCTAGCAGAGCATATTCTTAAGGGAGATAGCGGCGATGGCGTTCCTAACATACTTTCTCCTGACAATTGTTTTGTTGTTGGAGAGCGTCAAAAGCCGATGACCCAAAAGAAGATTGATGCATTTATTGAGCTCGGTTTGGATGGTAAGGTGGATCATCCTATGGCGCGTAATTACTACCGCAATAAACAGTTGATTGACCTAAGTATGATACCAAATGAAGTGAAAGAAAAGATATTAGAGTCATACGAGGCTCAGGCAAACAAGGGTCGGGATAAGATGTTTAACTATTTTATCTCAAACAAACTTAAAAATTTGATGGAACATTTAGGAGAATTTTGATGGGTATGCGAATCGGCGTTGCTGAGTTCCTTGAAAAGGTCAGCAAGCTTAAGAAGAAAGAAGACAAGGTAGAAGCATTGAGATCAAATGATAGCTACGTATTGCGTACTATCCTACAGGGCGCATTTGATCCACGTATTAAATGGTCTATACCGCCAGGCGCTCCGCCTTATAAGGTCAATCAGCTCGTTGATCAGGAAAACGTTTTGATCAAAGATGCCCGCAAGCTTGTCTATTTTGTAGAAGGTACAGGTCATAACCTAAAGCCATTGAAGCGCGAAACAATGTTTATCGAGTTCCTTGAGTCACTTGCTCCCGCAGATGCTGAGATGATTCTTTCTATTAAAGAAAAAAAATTGCCTTGGAAGGGAATCACCGTTGACGTTATTAACGAAGCTTTTCCTAATTTCATTCCCGTAGAGGAGCCTGCAGTATAATATGCCTACGAAGAATAGATATTATCTCGAAGACAGAGATTATATTGACGGCGCTGACGTCGACGCCCGAAAGCAAAAAGATAAACGCAAGGAGAAGCGTTTTGAGCGCGCTTTAAAAACAAAAGACATAACAGCTTTGCTCGAAGATGAGGAAAGCGATTACGCCTATGATAGTATTTATGATGAAATGGCTGATGAAGATCGTTGGCCAGATGAACGAGAGGAATATCGTTAATGCCAACGTATAATTTTATAAATAATGATACTGGTGAGGAGTTCTCAGAGTTCATGAGCATCTCAGCTCTTGATCAGTATCTAAAAGATAACCCTAACATCACTCAACTTGTTAGTGGCGCTCCGTTAATTCATTCTGGTAGGGGTCTGAGTAAACCAGACCAAGGTTTCCGTGATCTACTAAAGGATATGAAGAAAAAGCATTCTCAAGGCTTTACTAGGAGTACTATTAACACCCATTAGTAAGAAAGTAATTGATGAGCGAACAGAGACTGACTAGAAAACAAAGAAGACAAAGACAGAATCTCAAGCCAGAGGAACAAAATCCAAAATTAAACTTTAAACTAAAAAACGTTGAACCATTAACCGATAATCAAAAAGTAACATTTGAGTATTACCACTCCGGTAAAAACCTCTTACTTCACGGAATAGCAGGTACTGGTAAATCTTTCCTTTCAATTTACCTATCTCTACAAACTATTCTATCAGACTCATCACGATATAAAAAGTTAATTATCGTTAGGTCAGTTGTCCCAACCAGAGACATGGGCTTCTTACCTGGCAATAACAAAGAAAAAGCTAAGGTGTATGAAGCGCCATATCAAGCGATATTCTCTGAACTTTTTGAAAGAGGAGATGCTTATGAGTACCTTAAAAACAAAAACTTGGTTGATTTCATTAGCACTTCTTTCATACGTGGTATTACTATCAACGACGCTATTATCGTTGTTGACGAGATAGCCAATATGACCCTACACGAACTTGATTCGGTTATCACTCGTGTTGGTAAAAATTGTAAGATCATATTTTGCGGCGACTTCCGTCAATCAGATTTTACAAAAGAACATGAAAGAAATGGTTTAACAGACTTTATGCGAATTATCGAACGTATGAAGTCATTTTCGTTTGTAGATTTTACCGAACAGGATATTGTTCGATCATCAATGGTGAAAGAGTATATTATTATGAAAGATAGGTTGAAGATTGTCGCGTAAAATATTTGAGCATTCGTTTTTTCCAAAAATTAAGTTGGAAAGAGTCGTAATTGATGGTGCCCGACATTATGCTACTCCTGAAGGGAAAAAGTATAAGTCGGTCACCACTATCCTTAGCGAAAAGACAGATAAGACACATTTGATTGAATGGCGCAAACGAGTTGGTGAAGCCAAAGCCAATCAAATATCAACTCAGGCTGCTAATCGCGGTACAGCCATTCATGATATTGCTGAACGATATTTACTGAATGAAACAAACTACCCTAAAGGCGTTATGCCAGCTAACATAGCGACGTTCAAAGCGTTGCGCCCAATCATTGATGACAACATTGGTATGATATATGGGCTGGAGCACTTTATGTACTCTGATGAGCTGAAAACGGCTGGTGCTACTGACTGTATCGCTGAGTTCAATGGGGTTATGTCAGTCATCGATTTCAAAACTTCAAGCAAAATCAAAAAGGAAGAGTGGATTGAAAACTATTTCCTGCAGGCTACAGCCTATGCGCTTATGGCGGAAGAGCGCCACAACGTTGAGATACCTCAAATTGCTATTTTGATCGCTGTCGACCACGAGGAGCCTCAAGTGTTTGTCAAGCCTAAGTTAGAATATATTTCAAGGGTTCGTGAACTTTTCGCTTGACTTCTTTTAAAAACTACGGTAGAATAAGGGTTCAATTGGAGGTGCCCTTATGAAAATAAATAAAGCCCGCTCAATTATAAACCGTTTTAATGTAACTAAAGGAAAGCCGAAGTTTATTATAGGTTTCGATAAGATAGACGCGACTAAAAAGTGGATTGAATATAGTTTAGACCTAGTCGAAATAAAGTCTCTAATGAAAAGTGAAGACTTTATTACTAGGTGTGAACTTGAAAATACTTTAAAAAAAGTTGAAAATAAAATAAATTGGATGTATAAACACCCTAATTTCAACTTGAACGAAGCTTCCCGGGAATTTAAACGGGCGAAAAAACTTTTAAACCTATAAACTTAGAACTGGACCTTAGCAATGGGGTCCAATTTTTTGAAAATATGAGTTGACTTGTTTCGGAAACAGGCGTATACTTATAGTATGGTTGGTTGAACAGGAGGTTCTATGATTCTTGAAGCTGTCGCTGGTACTGAAACCATCACACTTGGCCGTGACTTTACGTTTGAAACGGCGTACGAGTTTATACTCGAGCAAGACAACGACGAGGAAAATCCTTGGTTTGAAGGCTACGACATTTTCCTTATTGACGGCGAAGACCAGTGGATCTTTGAATCGGATTGCTGGGTTCAAATTTGAAAATAATTTATTGTCTAGCTACGATTTGGGGTTGACTTCTTTCTAAAACAGGCGTATACTATGTGTATGGTTGGTTGAACAGGAGCACTAAAATGGACTACACGAACTTAACAATAGGCGTTCAGTTAGCTATTGCTAACCTCAAGGACCAGGCGATCGCGCTTGGGTTCGATTTTCCGACTCAGGATATTGCTAAGGTAGAGCCGAAGGTACTTTACGACTTCTACCTCGAGCTAGAGAATTACATCGAAATTAAT